GGTATTTAAAATCTGAGCATGAAACAAGACTTAGATTTGATGATTATTTAGAAACAGCAATGATTGAAACTGTACCAGCTGAGCAAAACTCAGGTGCAGCTGCTATCTTAGGTAGCGCCAAAGCGGCAGCAGACCCAGGTGCTGGTTCTGATGGAATTTTCTACGCAGTTACGCAAAGAGGAAACATCTGGGATGGTGGTAACCCAACTACTTTAGCAGATTTTGACTCTATCATTAGTAGATTAGACAAGCAGGGAGCTATAGAAGAAAATGTAATTTTCGCAAACAGACAATTCATTTTTGATATGGACGACATGTTAGCTGCTCAAAACTCTTATGGAGCGGGTGGTACTTCTTACGGTCTATTTGACAATGACGAAGAAATGGCTTTAAATCTAGGGTTTTCTGGATTTAGAAGAGGTTATGACTTCTACAAAACTGATTGGAAATACTTAAACGACCCTACAATGAGAGGTGGTTTACCATCAGGTGCAGGTTCTGGTAAAATCAATGGACTATTAGTTCCAGCTGGTTCTACAAGTGTTTACGACCAAATTCTTGGTAAAAACGCTAAAAGACCTTTCTTACATGTTAGATATAGAGCTTCAGAAACTGAAGACAGACGTTACAAAACGTGGATTACTGGTTCTGCTGGTGGTGCTGCGACAAGTGATGTGGATAACATGCAAGTAAACTTCTTGAGTGAAAGAGCTGTATGTACTTTAGGTGCAAACAACTTCTTCTTATTTCAAGATTAATACTTAATTCAATAGGGGCACAGCAATGTGCTCCTATTTTTAAATTTTAAATTAAATTAAATTAAATAACAATGGAAAAAGAAAAAGATATTCCTACACAGGAAACCAAAGAGGTAGTTAAAAAAAAGAAAAAAACTAAGCCTCAACCAAAAAAGTCTACTCCTAAATACGTAGACAAATCATATAAACTTACTAGAGAAACTGCTCCCTTATCGCTTATATTAGCGTCAAGACACACGAACAGATTCCCTTTATTACACTTTGACGAAGAAACTGGTACTAACAGACCACTGCGATACGCAAGAAATCAAAACTCTCCTTTTCAGGACGACCAAGATGATAATGCAATTTTAGAGCCTATCGTTTTTGAAGATGGGTTTTTGTATGTGCCTAAAAACAACCAAGTCCTACAGCAATTTTTAGCTTTACACCCAGGTAATGGGAGAATTTTTGTTGAAATAAACAAGGCTAAAGAAGCGGCTGAAATAGTGAGTGACCTTAATACAGAGGTTGACGCATTAATTGAAGCTAGACAATTAGATGTAGAGCAAGTAGAAAATGTAGCTAGAGTTTTATTTCAAAGAGATATTACCACTGTAACTACATCTGAATTAAGACGTGATATATTAATCTTTGCAAAAAGAGACCCTGGTGGGTTTATGAGATTACTTAAAGACCCAATGCTTAAACTTAATGCTTCTATTCAAAACATAATAGACAAAGGTTTATTGCAGTTAAGAAATCAAAAACGTGAAGTGTGGTTTAATACCCCGTCTAACAAAAAGAAAATGTGTAATGTGCCTTATGGTGAAGACCCTATGTATATAATAGCATCGTTCTTTCAAAGTGATGATGGGCTGGAGTCGTTTAAGCATTTAAAATCGTTAGCAAAAAATTCGTAACTTTGCGATAAGTTTAACTATTAATTTTTTTACAATGCAAAAATTTTTAAATATCCCAGTAACCGGAGAGCAATACCAATTGGTAGCGATTACCGGAATTGTATTAATAGAGCAAGCATCTACTACTACAGTAACAATTACATATAGAGGTGGTCAAGTAACCACTGTTACTCACGCAACAGCAGGTGCGGGAGATGAAACGCAAAGAGACACTATTGAATCCGCAGTTGTAGCAGCTTTAACTACTTCTTGGACAAACCCAGCGTATGATGTAGACAACCTACCTTATGCTGTAAGTGGAATTGCAGTCGCATAAAGAAATATCCTTCCTTTACTATCGACAGGAAAGCGCCCTAATTCAGGGTGCTTTTTTATTTTGATTATCTTTGTATAAAACATTTCAAGATGATAAATTCAGTTAGGAACACTGTTCTTTCTATAATAAACAAGAATAACTATGGGTATATCTCTCCTGGTGATTTTAACTTATTTGCAAAACAAGCACAGCTTGATATTTTTGATGAATATTTTATAAGATATAATGAGCAAATCAATGAAGAGAATATGCGTGTGTCAGGCACGGGTTATGCGGATATAAAGCTCAGCTATGAAGAGGTTATTGATACATTTTCTATTACTTCTTTTTTAACTCAAAAAACACAAAATGTTTTTTTTCTTCCTTCTGAAGCAACAACAGGTTCAGATTATTATTTAATAAATAAAGTTCTTTGTTTTTCAGGAGGAGTATTAAAAGGGGAGGCGGAGAAGGTTACACATAATAAAATAACACTTCTTAATAACTCCTTGTTAACCTCACCATCTACCACGTTTCCAGCTTATACACAAGAAGCTGATGAAATTACAGTATATCCAAACACTTTTAGTAATATTAATGATGTGCAAGCTCAGTATATAAGATATCCTTTAGACCCTAAGTGGACTTATGTTACTCTTTATGGCGGTGAACCTCTGTTTGACCAGAGTCAAGCTGATTATCAAGACTTTGAGCTTCCGAAAGATGATGCAAACAATTTAGTAGCTAAAATATTACAATATGCAGGGGTGTCTATAAGAGAGCCTGATGTATTTCAATTTGGGCAAGCCGAAGAACAGCAACAAAATCAAACTAATCTTTAATTATGGCATATATAAATCAAAAAAAATATTATACAAACGATGGTGTAAATCCTACAGATGCAAATTGGGGTTCTTATCAATATGTGAGTTTAGAGGATATAGTTAAAAATTTTCAATTAATGTATGAAGGAAACCACGAGTTAATTAATAATGTCAATAGATATCAAATATTATTTCACGCTAAACGTGGTATTCAAGAGCTTAACTACGATGCTTTTAAGCAAATAAAAGCTTTAGAACTTAAAGTGTATGATGACCTGCGCTTTGTTTTACCTTCTGATTATGTAAATTGGGTTAAGCTTTATCTACTTAAAGATAATGTTTTAAGAGAATTAACAGAAAACATACAAGTACAATCAGCGGTATCTTTCATTCAATCAGCTACATCTACATTTGCTTATGACTCAGAGGGGAACGCTACAGAAGTAGAATCTAATTTAGATAGTGAAAGAAAAGATGGGTCGTTGCAAACTATATATTTAAACGAAATAAATGACCAAACAGTAAATCCTGAGTGTATCAACTGTAATAATGACTTATATAGAATTGGGGCTCGTTATGGTTTAAATACAGAAACAGCTAATTTTAATCCGACTTTTACTATTGATAAAAAAGCGGGGGTAATAAATTTTGACTCTACTATGGCTAATCAAGATTGTGTGCTTCAGTATATTTCAGATGGAATGGAAAATGGAGATAATAGCAGCATTACTTTAAACAAGCTTTTTGAGGAATACATTTACGCATATATTAAGTACGCCATCTTAAATGGAAGATTTGGAGTTCAGGAATATATAGTTAATAGAGCAAAAAAAGATAAGCAAGCTTTATTAAGAAACGCAAAAATAAGGTTAAGTAATATTCACCCAAGCAGATTATTAATGAACTTGAGAGGTGAGAATAAGTGGTTAAAATAAAATGGCAAACATTCAAAGAAATTTTATAGCTGGCCGTATGAACAAAAGCCTAGATGAAAGGCTTGTTCCAAACGGAGAATATGTAAATGCTGTTAATGTAAGGCTTGGTTCAACAGAAGAGTCCGAAATAGGAGCTGTTGAAAATTCTAAAGGGAATATACCGTTAACCGAGATACAGTATGTAGATGGTACAAAATTAAGTTCTCAAGCAAGATGTATTGGAGCATTTGAAGATGGAGCTAATTTAGTTATTTATTGGTTTGTTCATGACCCTGCATTTACTCAAGGAGCAACTGGTAAATTAGATTTAATTATTTCTTATGATGTAGAAACGGGACAATTAATTTATCATATCATTAGTATTGATGATGGAAATGGCATTAACACTACACTTAATTTTAACCCTTTATACCTGATAACAGGTGTAGACAAAATAGATAATTTATTATTTTTTACAGATAACTACAATCCGCCTAGGGTAATTAATATAAACCAAAATTATGGCGACCCACAACCCGGTTTATTAACGGATGGTTTCAATCAGGACGATATATTAGTTATTAAAAAACCTCCCACTAGTGCTCCTACCATCCAACCATTTAATGTTACGGGTAAAGTAGATACATTTTTAGAAGACAAATTTATTTGTTTTGCATATAGATATAAATATGAAAACAATGAGTATTCAGCAATATCACAATTTTCTGAACCTTCTTTTCAGCCTGGACAATTTGATTTTAGCTCAAATAGCTATCTTAATGAAGGTATGGTAAATACTTTAAATGCTTGTAATATAACTTTCGACACAGGTAGTTCAAAAGTTACCGATATTCAAATAGTATTTAAAGAAGCCGATTCTAGTTCTATAAAAATTGTAGAAACATTTAATAAAAAACAATTAGGATTTACAGACAATCAAAGTAGAACTATAGCTTTTACTGAGCGTAAAATATTTACTGTATTACCTAGCTCGGAAATATTAAGAACTTTTGATAATGTTCCACAGCTTGCTAAAGCACAAACTTTAATGGGCAATAGATTAGTTTATGGAAATTACACTGAAGGATACGACTTAGTGTCTTCAAGAGGAAAAGTAGATTTTACTTTTTTATCTACATTAAAATCTGAAGATATAAACTATACAACATTACCAGATGGTTTTACTTTAGGTCCAACATATACAATAGATTTTACACCGGCAACTGGTCATACTCAAAATGTAGATGATAGTGAGCTAACTTTTGATTTATCTTTATTAGAAGCAAGAGTAAGCCCGGTCACGGGACAACAAATTCCTTCTCAATTAGTAGCAGGCACTACCCTAACATTTTCATTTGGTATTGCTTATGCAGCAGACCATATTTCTACAGGGCCAGCAGCTGTTCCTTTTAATGATATA